TGTTGTTGACGAGGCGGCTGCTTGGCAAAGAAAAGAAGGTAAAAATCCTGAAGGTGGATTGAACGCAAAAGGAATCGCTTCATATAGAAGAGAAAACCCTGGATCAAAATTATCAATGGCAGTCACTACTCCGCCATCAAAATTAAAACCAGGATCAAAAGCAGCAAATCGTAGAAAATCATTCTGTGCTCGTATGGGAGGAGTGGATGGTCCTATGAAAGATGAAAAAGGACGCCCAACTAGAAAAGCACTTGCTTTGAGGAAGTGGAATTGTTAATAAAATAATATTATGCCACATGATGATATTTACTTAGGTAATCCATTACTTAAGAGAGCAAATGTAGATATTCAATTTACTCCAGATCAAATTAAAGAATTTATAAAATGTAAAGACGACCCAGTATACTTTGCTAACAATTATATTAAAATTGTTAGCGTAGATGAGGGATTAATTCCTTTTAAGATATATCCATTTCAAGAAAAATTAATTAAAAATTTCCATAGTAATAGATTTAATATTTGTAAAATGCCTAGGCAATCTGGCAAATCTACAACTGTTGTGTCATATCTTCTACATTATGTGGTTTTTAACGATAACGTGAATGTAGGTATACTGGCAAACAAAGCCTCCACTGCAAAAGATCTTCTTGGGAGATTGCAAAAGTCCTATGAAAATCTTCCAAAGTGGATGCAACAAGGCGTTCAAGTTTGGAACAAGGCATCATTAGAATTAGAAAATGGTTCTAAAATTATAGCAGCATCTACCTCAGCATCTGCTGTTCGAGGTATGTCTTTTAATATTATCTTCTTGGACGAATTTGCGTTTATTCCAAATCATATCGCTGATGAATTTTTTAGTTCTGTATATCCAACCATTTCATCTGGTAAAACTACCAAGGTTATTATTGTATCAACCCCAAAAGGTATGAATCACTTCTACCGTCTTTGGCATGATGCTGAAAGAAGTAGAAATGAATATATCCCCACAGAAGTTCATTGGTCTGAAGTTCCGGGAAGAGATGCTGCTTGGAAAGCACAGACGATTAGTAATACTTCAGAGCAACAATTCCAACAAGAATTTGAATGCGATTTCTTAGGATCATCAGATACTTTAATTTCCAGTGCTAAATTGAAGTCTTTGGTATTTGAAGATCCAATACAAAAAAATAAAGGGTTGGATGTATATTTTAATCCTATTGAAGATAGAAATTATTTTATAACTGTTGACGTTGCTAGAGGAACTGAAAATGATTACTCGGCATTTATTGTTTTTGATATCACTGAATTTCCTTGGAGAGTTGTAGCAAAATATAAAAACAATCAAATCAAACCAATGCTGTTTCCTAACATTATAAACGATGTTGCTAAAGCATATAATAAATCTTATGTTTTAGTTGAGATCAATGATATTGGGGAACAAGTTGCAAATATTTTACATTTTGATCTTGAGTATGAAAATGTTTTAATGTGTTCAATGCGAGGAAGAGCGGGTCAAATAGTAGGTCAAGGTTTTTCCGGATCTAAATCTCAACTTGGAATTAAAATGTCCAAAACTGTTAAGAAGATTGGATGTTCTAATTTAAAAACTTTGATTGAAGATGATAAACTCATGTTCAGTGATTATGAAATCATTTCCGAATTAACTACCTTTATTCAAAAAAATCACTCCTTTGAAGCAGAACAAGGAGCAAATGATGACTTGGCAATGTGTCTTGTGATATTTGCATGGTTAGTAGTACAACCATACTTTAAAGAGATGACCGATAATGATGTTCGTAAAAGAATATATGATGAACAAAAAAATCAAATTGAACAAGATATGGCACCATTTGGATTTATTATAGATGGTTTAGATGATGATGTTGAAGTCATAGATAAACATACTGGTGATAGATGGGTAAGAGCAAATAATAATTCCAATTTTGATGAGTATGGTAATCGTTCTTTTATGTGGGACTACGTTTAAAAGAGGGAATTTATAAATATCTTATAGAGCAATGAAGATTTATCAGAGGGATCAAAATGCCTATAGGTTTGGTATCACCTGGAACTAAGGTTAGAGAAGTTGATTTAACGCAGGGGCGCATAGATAGTGTATCTACCACTACCGGGGCAATTGTTTGCCCATTTGCAAAAGGTCCCGTATTAGAACCTGTATTTATTGATAGTGAGCAAGCATTAATAGACACTTTTGGAAAGCCTTCAGATAATGATAACCACTACGAGTACTGGTTATCTGCGTCAAACTATCTCACTTATGGTGGGGTAATGCGTGTTGTAAGAGTAGATGATGCTAATTTAAATAATGCTAACGCAAGTAAAGCCACTCCTGGATCTTTCGAAACATTGAAAATTAAAAATTATGAGGACTATCAAAATGATTACACAACTGCCTCTACTTGGTTCTGGGCAGCAAAGGACCCAGGATCTTGGGCAAATGATATTAAGGTCTGTGTAGTTGATGCATTTGCAGATCAAATTATCAGTGGCATAGATACTTCTAATCAAAATGTCCGTGTTGGCGCTGCTGTAACTCAAGCAATTACTAACGCGGTTGTTGCTGGAAATGGAACAACTTCATTATTTACTGGATTCCTAAAAGGAATTATCACTGGTGTTGGAAATACATTACAAAACCCAACTTCAAGTGGTGTAGGAACTGATAGTATTACTGTTAGAGTCGTATCAAAAGTTACTGAATCGTTTAATACGTCTTCAACAGTTGGAGTAGTAACAACCTTACTCACAGCAGGTATCGGAACCGATATAGTTTCTATTGCGAGTACATCAGGGTTATCAGTTGGCAATATCTTTTCTCCTGGTGACATTGTAGTCACTTCAATTGGAAACACAACAGTATCTCTTGCAAGCACAATTTCTGCACAAATTACAGTTGGAACTGCGGTTACTTTTAGTACAATTGTCTCCGTTGCAGGAACAGAAACAGAAGCCGTTTACACTGAGGGTGGATTATTTTCCTTCAGTGCAGGAACGATTGGAGTTTCTTCGGTAACTATTGGTAGTGGAACATCCACATTTACAAACACCACGCAACAAGACTGGTATGATTTACAAAATCTTGGATTAAGTAATTCAGATCTCTTATGGAAAGAAGTTGCAGAAAGACCAAGGACCAGTAATTTTGCCACTAACAGAAGTGGTAAAAATGATGAGATTCATATTGCTGTCATAGATGATAAAGGAACAATCTCAGGAACTCCTGGAACAATCCTTGAAAAATTTGTAGGACTTTCTAAAGCAGTAGATGCTACTTCTTCTACTTCTGGAGAAATTTACTACAAAAACTTTATAGCAGACAATTCTCAATTCTTATTTGGTGGAGATGCCGAAGTTGGAGAACCAACTGGATTTAGTAGTGGAATCACAACGATTACTAATGGTGATGGTGCTTGGGGATTAAATGCTCAAGGAACAACCTATCATGCAGTTGGTGCAAAAACTTATACTCTTAAGGGTGGAAATAACTATGTTACCTCCGATGCTGCAAATCCAAGATTTGAAACCGAACTTGGAAAACTAATCGAAGGATATGATTTATTCGTTAACAAAAGAGAATATCCAATTAATTTCTTAATTCAGGGTCCTGGATTTGGAACTAAAGAACAAACTCAAGCAAAAGCAAACAAATTAATTCAAATTGCAGAATTAAGAAAAGATTGTATTGCATGTATTTCCCCCCAAAGATCTGCAGTATTAATTGATCCTGGGGCAGGTGGAAGTTCACCAGCACCAATTGTAAGTACCAACACTCAAACGAATAATGTTATCGCATTCTACGATGCTGTAGCATCATCTTCTTACGCAGTCTTTGATACTGGTTACAAATATCAGTTTGATAGATTTAGCAATAAGTTTAGATACGTTCCATTGAATGCTGATGTTGCTGGTTGCATGGCAAGAACTGGAATTAATGATTTTCCATGGTACTCACCTGCTGGCACAAGACGTGGTGTTATTAACAATGCAGTTAAACTAGCATACAACCCATCACAAACAGAGAGAGATCGTTTGTATCCTAAAAGAATTAACTCAGTAATCTTTGCTCCAGGATCAGGAATTATCCTGTTTGGTGACAAAACTGGACTTGCTGTTCAATCAGCATTTGATAGAATTAATGTTAGAAGGTTGTTCCTTGTTCTTGAAGAGAGCATCGAATTAGCATCAAGGGCATCACTCTTTGAATTTAATGATGCTATCACTAGAACAAACTTTGTGAACATTACTGAACCATTTCTCCGTGATGTTAAAGCGAAAAGAGGTATTCAAGATTTTGTTGTTATCTGTGATGAAACCAATAACACTCCTGATGTAATTGATGCTAATGAATTTAAGGCTGATATCTATATTAAGCCTGCTCGCAGCATCAACTTTATCGGACTCACTTTCGTTGCCACCAGAACGGGAGTATCCTTTGAAGAAATCATTGGAAGAGTTTAAATCATAAATTAAAACATAACCATCGGAGAAAAACATGTCATTTCAACAAATTCCAAACTCTGGGAGTGATGGAAGATTTCTAGATAACTTTAAGGGCAGAATGAGTGGGGGTGGTGTTCGCGCCAATCTCTTTGAATGCGAAATCGCATTTCCAACCATTGTTCTTCCTAGCGGAATTACTGAAACTAACATTACTGACAAAATTAAATTTTTAGTAAAAGCATCATCTCTTCCTGCTTCAACAATCACTCCAATTTCTGTTCCCTTTAGAGGTAGAGAACTGAAAATTGCTGGAGACAGAACATTTGAACCGTGGTCAGTTACAGTTATCAACGACACTGATTTTTCAATTAGAGGTGCTTTTGAGAGGTGGATTAATTACATGAGCAGATCTTTGGATAATGCTGGAGAGGTTAATCCCTCAACATATCAAAGAGATGCCTGGGTCTATCAACTTGGACGTGCTCCGATGAATACTGCTGTGGATAGTGCAGATACTATTCCAATTTTAAGAGCATATCACATGTACGGAGTTTTCCCAACTAATATATCTGCAATTCCAGTTTCCTATGCGGATAATAGTAGTATTGAAGAATTTACAGTAGATCTTCAAGTTCAGTATTGGGAAGCATATAATGGTAATAAAGGTATCGAAG